TGTGAGGTACATTGATTTCTTAGTTCGTCATCCGTTTCATTTCCTATAGCCCTAATTTCCCATTCCAATGGCTTTCCGTCCTCCCCGACAAATCTGTCAGAAATTACAACTTTTTCATTTTCTACCTGCTTTGCATTTCCTTTAAAAAATCCTTTTAAGCTATCCATTATTAATTTCAACACCTTTCCAATTAGTATTATTGATATAAAAATAAGCAGACACACAGTCGTATCTGCTATAAATTCTGCTACTTCCTCAGGGTTTGACAGCCAGTTGAAAAATTTCCTCAACATTATTGCATTCCCGGTAAATTCTTAAATTTTTCAGGAATTTCGAAGGATTCAAATGTAAAGTCGAATTCGTCTTCCAAATATTCTGCATCTGCATCTATACTTGCAAGAGTTCCTCCGTCTATGTTACATCCTTTCAGTATGACTGTCTGCCTTCCTACTGTCGAAGTAGGGTCTTCGTTCACAAGCTGCATGTCAAAATATATATCTTCTCCGGTATTCTGATACTTAAGTAAAAGTTCCCTGAAAAGAGAAGAGTTGTAATGCAGTTTTGCACTTCCTGAACCTTCCCAGCCTGTGGCCTTGTTTCCTTTTCCTGAACGTCCCATAATAGGAACCTTAGTTTTTGTCTTCTCCATTTCCGCTTTCACAGAAATAACCTGCATTAAAAGATACCTGTTACCTTCTATCGTGACAAAACATCTTCCCATACTTCCTGATACGGCATCTCTACCGTTCATTGTTGTGCTCATTTCTTACCTCCTTATTCATTTAGCTAAGCCACTATAACACTCATGTATAATTTTTCCATCGCTGCAACAGGAGTGACCTTATCTGTTACAAGCACTGATTTCTTGTCTTTCCCTTTTTCAACTGTTACATCCTCGGCAACAAAGTTTTCAATTGCTCTGACTCTTTGCAGCTCTTTGTGATGGTCAACGATATTATCTTTAAGTGATACTCTTCCATCTTCGTCGTTATCCACTTTTCCGACAAACGACTTGTTGAATAATTTTGCAATATCCACGGCTATCTGGTCAAGTACCCTTATTACCTGATTAGATGTAAAGTCGTCATTCTTATCTACTGTGATTGATGTAAAAGTATTTATGTCCGTAAGAACAACTGGCTTATTATCAGCCTTATGGAATAAGAATTTTCCTGCTTTTATCCCGTTTTCCAAAGCTGTCTGATTTTCTTTAAACTCAAACGTAAAATCTCCGTCGTAAACTTTATTTGAGACAGATTTGTTGACAGGACATCCCGCTTCAGCTCCTGTAACCCAAAACACTGCAGACGATTCTTTGTCATCCTTGGAAATAGTTTTGTTCTCAACTGAAATAACACCTTCATGGTCTGCATACGCCCCTCTGTAGACTACAGTCTGAAACTTAGCTCCAACTTCATCACGCATTCTTTTTGTGAACTGTATGTAAAGCTTTTTAATTGTTTCGTCAGTTGCAAGACATCCTAATGTGTTAAAATAATAAGTTTCAATTTTATCTAAGAACTTCTGATATTCCGTTCCTGTCACTGCACTTCCATTTGTCCCGTTTTCAAGCGGTTTTGCCACTGTCGGAGTTAGTGTTGCACCCGTTTTAAAGTCTACAAAATCATTATTTACTAAATCCTTTGCTGTTTTTACCGTCTGAACATCCACTTTTTTATTGTCAAGCAAAGTAGTCACATCAAACATTGTAGGAGCGTCAACATTAGCCGCTACTGTTATTTTAATGCTGTTCCCTCTTTCGCCTGCATATTTTGCAGCGGCCAGGTCATTACTAGCCTTTGCCCCTTCATTCAGCTTATAGCAGTAGACTGTCTTCGCGTTAGAAAATAAGTCCCTTAAACCTTTCATTTTTTCATGGTCATAGCTATATCCGAATATTTTCAGGCTGTTTTTCTGAAAATCTGAACTTTCAACGGTAAATACTTCTCCGTCAACTCCCCAGTCAAGTTCCATTGCCATTGCCGCATAACCTCTGTCAGCAAGCGACACAATAGCCCTTGCTAGACTGACAAAGTTTATATAAGTACCCGGCAAAACCTTATTCTGAAATAACCATGTACCTCCTCCGTATGCCATCTATTCCACCTCTCTCTTTAAAAATTCTTTTATTAAGTTATCCACTTCGTCAAAAGTGTACTCCTTATTATCTTCAAGCATTACTCCGAGAATATCCTTTTGCATTTCGTATTTTTTAGAACCGTACAGCTGTTCCTTTGTAAAGCTTGTATTTGTTTCGTTTTTCTTAGCCATTCTTTTTAATGCCTCCTTCTATCGAAAGATTTTCCATCTTAACATTTTCCTTTTTCTCACGAATAAAATAACTGAACTGAATAAAGCTGTGCATATTCCCGTCCTGTATTTCCGTCTTTCTTTCCATGCCTCTCAAGATGTCTCCATTTTCCAGTGTTATAAGGTTAGTGATACTGTTAAGTTTTTCAATCACATCATATATTTCCCTTGAATTCTTTTTATTTTCATCAGCTATATAATCAATCCCGAACACTGTCACCGCTTTATACCTTAAGTCAACAATCTGAGTTTTATCAGTACTTATGACATGCACGAAAAAACAAGGCTCTTCGAAATTCTGAGAAACCTGGTTGATGTAAATCTTTACCCCAAATGTTTCCTTCAGTTTTACACTCAGTGCATTCATTATGTCGTTTATCATCCTCCAAGCACCTCCTTTATCCATGCTTCAAGTTTCTTTTCAATTATTTTTGGCAATTCCTTTTCCAGTTCCAGTTCTGTTTTTGTGAGAAAAAACTGTCCTGACACCCATGATTTTTTTAACGATTTTCTGATTGCCGGAACATACCTTCCTGGAGTCTGCCTGTGACCGAACTCTACATATGACGCATACTCAACGTTGTTCGTTATTGTCACCGTATATCCTCCGCCTGTATTGACTGCTTTCGCCCCTATACTTGCGTCCCAGCCACGTCTCAATGTTCCTTTGTCGACAGGCGTTCTTTTGATTGCTTTGGCAAGTAACCTTGCACCCAGTTCATTGGTAATATTTTCAAGTAGCAGAGCTGTATTTGCCTGACTTAATGTTTCAGCTGCTTTTCTTATTTCCGAAAAATCCACTTTAACTTTACTTGTTCCCATTTAAGCACTTCCTTTATATGCTTCCAGCACTATTTCCTGGTGATTCGTATAAACCGCTGATATTCCCGAGTGCTTATATTTCCTTGTTATTCCGTTCTGAGTAACTTCAACTACACTGCCCGGAGGAACGTAAACATCGGGAGCAATGAACAGTTTCACGACCTGAGAACTCACAGCGAAAGATTCCGTTTGACTGGTCTGACTGATATTTTTAAAGCTTAACCGACAGGGCAGGTTTTCAAACAACGTCACTTCTGCATGGCTTGTTGCTCCGTATGCGTCTTCAACATCTTTAAACCCAAATATATTGCAAACTCCAGTCCATAACGACTGTATAGCCTTTTTTGCCTTTTCCAGTTCCTCTACCATACTATCCTCCTATATCTCAAGAGTTCTTCCTCTCCTCTTGTCATCAGATATGTCGTAAAAACCTCAAATTTGTCTCCCTCGCTCTTTGTATCTTCAAAGACTACCTTAGTGTCGCCTTCGCTTATTTCCTTTGCCACACGGTCAAAATCTAAGCCTTTCAGCTCAAGCTGGTTAAGCGATTTCTTAAAATACAAAAACTCACCTGTACTCCTGTCAATCCAAATATGCTTTAAGCCTTCAGGAACTTTATTCTGATTGGTCTTATTTTTAATATAAGACTTAACCTTTTCGATACTCTGTTCCAATAAAAATAAGTCGGTATCTACGACTTCGTAGCCTACCGACTTTAATGTTTTTATCACATCTTCCTTAATGTTTTCCACATACTCCATACCTAGCACCTACTTCTTCGGTTTTTTAGCCTTTTCTTCCGAGTCTTCCTCCACTTCATAACCACGATCCCTGAACCATTCGATTAAATTTTCGTTGTCAGTGTTTCCAACTCCGTTAACAAAATATACCCCGGCACTTGTCCCTGTGTACTCCTGATTTGGTGATTTTATTACAGCCATTCAAAGCACCTCCTATTTTACTTTAATTTTTCTGAAAATTCCCGCTGCTTTGGTAGCTTTTAGTGCAACCGCCGCAACCATTTCAACTTCTCCAGTCTTAACTGCTCCTGCTGTCTTGTAGTCAGGCAACCATGATTTGATTAACCCATTTCCTGTCGGAGCGACTCCGTGGAATCCGTCCATTCCGAATCTTACAGCATACAGTGATGTTTCCCCTGTTCCTGTTTTTGTTTCAGACACAGGGTCATTTGTTCCAGGTTTAGCTCCAAGATTGATTAATGGAATTCCCGCATACATTTCAACCTGCTGACCAAAGCCGTTCATAGAAGTTGTGTACATCGAAGTTCTTCTTGCACATGCTCTTATTCTCGCAATAAGCTGTAAGTTCCCTGCTATCATAGATGGTGTTCCGTCAAGCCCCATTAAGAACTCGTCCAGCATGTCAAGGAAAGCTTTGTAATTAGTGTCTATTGCAGCCGAAGTAGATAAATCTATTGCGGCTCCTGGAATAAATTCTGTTGAACTTCCTGTGATTGCTTTTTCAAGTCCATCAAACGCCTTACTGTTCACTGCACTGTCTCCATTTATCACAGTGTTGTTAAATAAAGCAGATGCGGCTTTTATTTTCTGCGACATCTGTAACTGCACTTCTGACACTATTCCGCCAATGTCCGCGATAATTCTATCAATCTGGAATGATC